AGCTTGACCAAGTAATGTCGGGCCAGTGGGACACAATGGTGTAATGCCATAGTATTTCTCTTGGCAATTATCAACAATCATGTTGATTGCAGTTTGAAGATGGGGGCTATTTGGTTTGGAGTAAATAACAGTAGTAGCACATGCCCAACTTGTAAAGCTAAATCGTTGAATGTCTCTAAATGCAAGCCATTCAACACGATCACCAATATCGACCGGATTCACGGCTCTAACGCCAATGTCAAAATACCACCCGCCAAGTTTATTAAGAAGACAGAAACGTCCAAGATCAGCCTTATAAGAATATGGCCTCAAAGTATCGTAGGCGTCTAAAACAGCGGCGGGATAGTTTTCTTCAATAAAAGCACGAAGTGTTTCTTTGTTATAAATAACATGATCAGCATCAGGGTAGATTTGATCAATCGTGCCAGTAGCGTATTTTAAGAATGGAGACAGTTCCTGATTTTCGTGGTCAGAAAGATAGATTTGTGAAATTTGCATTGTTTTTTCCTCAACCGATTTTTACAGGCATGAATCCCTTATATTCCTTCTGCGGCTTAACTGGCTCAGGAGCCAGCAGTTTATTAGCAATGGAAAGGAATTGATTTTGAATGTAAGGCCAAGTAAACGGCTCGTTTCTTAATCGAGTGTGACACCACTCACCATGACTTTTCAGCACTTCACGATGATGATAGTAATAATCAAGAATTGCAGCGGCGGATTCAGGGTCAGGCAACAGCCTTTCTAATCCATAGTTTCGATCGGTTTCAGCAGCATTGCATGCAATACGAGGAAGCTCATCAAAGATCTCAGCCAGGCTTGTATGATCAGGGACAACTTGCGTAACACCAACAGATCCATGTTCAGTATTGACAAGACCCCACCCCTCGCCAATGCAAGTGTTGATGCCAATATCAGCAGCATTGTAAACCATATTCAATTGTTCAATGGGCAAACAATTGTCTACGGAAAAATGAGGGCTAGTCAGGATTAACTTGCTAGTTGCATCGTAACCTTCATCACGAGCAATTCGCTTAAACAATGGAATCAAATCCCATCCCAAATCTTTGCTTCCCATGTTTAACCACAGGCGAGCATCAGGCTTATCTTTCGCAAACTTGATAAAACTTTTAAGAGTTAAGTCAATGCGCTTACGGGGTTGATTTCGATTGCCATTGAAGACAATAAATACATCTTCTGGCACACCAAGTTTTTCGCGACATTTCTTCTTGTCCATCGGGAAGAATTTATCAAAGTCAGTACCATGACCAACAACATCAACATGCTTCTCGTAACCCATGAGACGAATTTCTTTCTTGCCGAATTCTGTGTAAGTGGCAATCCCATCCCATTCTTCCATTGGGGTTTTGAGATCAGGGAATAAACCGTATGAATCAATCGGCGTATAAACAAACCACTTAAAACCAATCTCTTCCTTGATTTCTCTGGCAGGTTTCCATAATTGCAATGCCACCCAAATATCATTCGTCACCCAAACAAGATCTGGCTTGACTTGCTTGATGATTGCAGTGATGCGATGCGAACCAAATGGATCGTTACCATGAGCATGCGCTGGATACATCTTGCAATGTTGTTGCATTTCAGATGGATCACCATGCCAGTTCACAGCAAGCGCATGCACTTCATGTTCTTTCGCTAGTGCTGGAATAAGGTATTCTGCGACACGCCCAAATCCAGTTTGAACGCCACAGTCGCCACAATAAAGAATTTTCGCCACAAAACTTGATCAATCTTGAACAATCTTAATGGCAAAAATCAAATCGGAACAGATGGCGCCTGTTGCCGCAAATATTCGATACTGCAACGGCACCTTGCTCTGCATTCACAACGCTCACCAGGCAATGGTAAAGAACCAATTGAAACAATCCCTGCTCTTGCATAACGAATGCAATCATCACAATGTTGTGCCATTGGGTCTAGCACACGACGCATTAAAGAATAACCCTGTTCCCGCTGCCTAAGTTCAGCGCCCTGCCAATATGAACCTCTAGTGCTTTCGGCATACAAACCAATACGAGCCAATGCCATTGGCATTGAAACTTTTTGTTCCAAAAGATCAAGCGCAAACCCTTGCAGGTAGGAATATTCCTGCCTTAGTCGCTGACCGATTTTGCCGTAATCACTTGCGGTCATATTATCCCTTCCGCCTTTACCAATGATCGCGTTTTGAACATGAGCAGATTTGATTGCTTCTCTTACACTTTGCTGCCATTGATCGAACGTGATGTTGCCATCAGCCATCATGCGTGTATAACGACGTAATTTCGTTGCAAGCTTTTCGATGCGCTTATCCACGATCGCATGAACCGCCTTCCGGCTAAGGAACCGTCCTCGTTCGTCCCGATAGCGACCAGTAGAACGATCAAAAGACCACTCTGCATCAAGCCTGTCGGCAGTGACTGCCGCCGAAAACGAGGAAAGATCATTCAGCATCATCAGCCTCAAGCATTTCCTTGAAGCGTTCTGGAGCTTCATCCTTCCATTGATTCAAGGCGTCCTCGATGTCAGCGTCTGAAATTAAAGAAGCTTCGTCAATGTCCGCAAGAATAATGCCTTCAGCCTTTACTGGATCAATGGCATCTTGAACTTTACTGCTAACCATTTTTGCTTTGCCTTTGCGTTCAGCGTCAGGATCTTTGCGCCTTTTACGGGCCACAATTGTTTGCCTTTGTTCTTTGCTCATGGCCTTCGCTTTTTGTTCAGGAAGACACTTGGGCTTTCCTTCTTTCTCTCCACGGGCTCCGCAAGGGCCAAGGATTTCTCCATTAGCTCCAATCCTCACCCATTTTTCTTTGAACCATTTGTCCAGATCATCGGCATGAATCTCTCCTTCATCATTTTTAAATGCACCAGATAAAGAGCCATGCTTTTTTTTGTATGCGCTCTTGTATTGCTGCACCACATAACCACTCGCATAAGCAGAAGGCCAAACTTTGAATTTGCTTTTAGCAGCACTAACAGCACGACGATGAAGCTCTTTATCAGTAAAGACAACATCACCGCGTTTTGCTTCAAGGTCACGTTCAAGGAACAAACCAGCTTCCGCATCAGCAACTTCCCTGGTTCCATCCATTGGAAGAGTGCCGTTTTCTTCATTTAATGGATCTCGACCGCCAGGAGGCACAGCAAAGTTTTTTTGATCTCCTTGCATGGGCAATTCACGAGGAACCGATGGATCGAGAGTGAGTTCCATTGACCACTCAGAACCGCCGTAACGGGCGTCTGCCACTTCCTTAGGACTCAATACACCTAACTGAATGTAACGACCGTCTACAGCCGCCACACGAGCCCTTACATCAGCTTTTTCGCGTTCATTCAATTCAAATAGATCATTGAAATGCACTCGCCATGAATCTGGCACTCGCCCTTTCGTTGGACCATCATTACTAAGCATGATGTATTCGATTAGTTTCTTCAATGGACGGCGAAATGAAGCTTGTTGGTAATCAGCTAAAGTTTTCGCGAAATCACGCTCTTCACTTCGACCAGTAGAACCAAGTCCTCCAGGACTTTCGCCGAATAACACCGTATGAGGAATTTTTGACGCTCCAATAATATCAATACGAAGCTTCTCCAATACATCACTAATACCATTGAAATTACGACCAAGAAATTCAAGCTCTTCCTTGTCAGCATCAATCGCATAGCCACGATAAACACTCTTGCTCATATCATTCAAGATCAAGCGATTCCTGACATCCCCTTCCTTGCCTGCAGCAAGCATTTGTGACAAGCCCTTGATTTTATGAACAAAAATATCAAATTCACTCATTAAAGTTGCAGTGGAATGCAAGCCAGTCCAGTAATGCTTGAAACTGTCATAAACAGTTTGAAGACTACTCATTCCCCATCCATAGTTACGCTGCCTAATGCGATACGGAAGCCAGTCACCATCAAACCGTAAAATTCTGTCTTTATGAATACGAACAAGTTGAGGCTTGTTAATTAAATCACCAGAGATAATTTGATAATAAGTCGCCTTGGAATAGTCGTATAAATTTTCCTCATTAATAACAGGAGCAATTTGCCACCTATCTAATACTTCCATTCCTTCAATGGATCGAATATTTGCCTTATCAACTGGTTGATCTGCTCTACGCCCATCATTGATGTACAGTAAAATAACAGCGCCCCCATACAGCCTTGAATTTTTAGAGGCAAGCATTAAGTTTTCAAGAATATAAAGATCTTCAATTACTTGCTCAATACCAGCAACTTCCTCTGCAGCCGCACCCTCACCCCCAAACAACACCTTAAATCCACGCCTTGTGGCTTGTTCTGCATAAATATCAATAATACGACGAGGCAGCCATTCACCATAAAGACCTTCAAGCTCTTCTTGCGTTAAAAAGACAATAGGCTTCGTATTAGTGGATAAAGTTTTGTCTCTTCCGCTAACCCCCATGCCTGTGAAGACATTGGTAAGCCCATCATTACGCACACCATTGTCAACGACATGACCCAATTTAATTGATTCTTCGGCCATTTCAGCTAATTCTAAACTTGCTTTTATTCTATCAATGGCTATGATGCGAGTGTTGTTCTTTTAATTATGCCCATTGATTTCGTCTTTTCCGAAGAAGAAAGGCTGCAAGCAACAGAAGAAGCCATGAGAAGGCAATCAGTAAACGAAGCAAAAGGCTTGCGAGGTCGTAACCGAGGAGCGTTCAAGGGCAACAAGGCATTGGAAATTCACATCCTTGGCGCTGCCGGTGAAATGGCCGTAGCTTCTTACCTCGGCATGAAGAAATTTCTGTACCAAGAAACAGAAGCAAAACGAGGCAGTTGTGACTTGCCAGGTAAAATCGATGTTAAAACTAGAAGCAAGCATAAGTACGATTTAATCGTACAAAAAAATGAAGACCCCGAAAAGCGATTTATTCTCGTTACCATTGAAAACAAACGCACTCTTATCCATGGCTGGTGCTATGGAAAAGATGCAATGGAAGAAAAATACTGGGCAGACCCTGCACGAGGTAGGCCAGCTTACTTTGTTCCCAAAGAAATCCTGCGCCCTTTAGAAACTTTAGATCATGGCTCTTAGATGTTCGCAATTCGCAAAACATGCCCTAGGCGTAGAATTATGGCCAAAACAGGAGAAAGTCCTTAATAACCTTTTTGAAAAGAAAATAAATCATGCCATCTGGGCCATGGGGAGACGTTCCGGCAAAACTTTCATGGCCGCAGTTGCTGCAACTTACATGTGCTTTGTACAAG